CCGATATTTATTAGGGGATTAGACTATCTCATTCCAGAGTTAAACTCCTTCATGGGCACTACGGAATAGTATCCATCTCTATTCCTCTCTAAAAATATAAATATTTTTAATTTAGTCGTTACACTTTTCAAAAATTATTTCATACCCTTTAGACTGGTAATTTCTTTTCATTCCACTCTCACTACAGCCAAAATTTGTTTTGGCAAATATAGCGGCTTCACGAATTGAATTAAAATATCCTATCTTTTCTTTTGAGTATTGATTTATTAAAAAACAACATCTAAAATTTCTAGTTGGACTTAAAGTCTCATAACTATCTTTTAAATTTTCCATTCTTGTACACCATTCTAAATTTTCAACACGATTATCATTTCTAATTTTGTTTTTATGATTTACTTCAGGTAAATCAAGTTTATTTTCAATAAAAGCACTTGCAACAAGACGGTGTACTAGAAAGTGAAATCTCTCTCCATTTTTGCTTAAAATAATATTTTCATAACCGCTTTTTTGTAGCCATGTTTTCATTACTTTTGGTTTTTTATATTTTAAGCTAATTATTTTACCGTCATCTGTTACTCTATAATCTGGAAAATCTTTAATTTCTTTTTCCATATTCTCACCTTCGTGAAGATATAGATGTTATTTTTTTTAATAGAATTTTTGACTCAGCACGGTATCTCCTGCTATCTATTTCTAGACCGTAGGTTCTCTTCTGAAGCGTCTTCGTGTATTTCTACCTTATTCAACTTCTACCGTTAGCACTTAATAATAAGATATTAAGCACACCGCTGGATGCGTTCACCCATTTTTACTTGCCCAATATTTGTTTAGGCAATTCAACCCTCTCTTTATTTAAAACACCTTAGTCCACTGTCACCAGTGGGGCTGACTATATCTTACTCTCATAATACACTTTAAAATTACAATAGACTTTATTTTTTTTTAAACATTCTCTCAAATAATGTGTAACATTATTGATATCTTTTGATCTAGTATAGTTATTATCAATAAGCCATTTTCCACAATCTCTTGTATTTGAAAAAATTTTTTTAAAATCATCTTTTTCAATTATTATATTAGTAGTTGCTACAGACTCAGATAAAGTAAATCTCTTAATATTGTGACGATTTAAAATCTTATCAATAGAACTATGATCACATCCTATAATTTTTGCCACTTTTCTTGCTGACTTTAAATCATAATATTTTTGAATAATATATTCTTCATCCCAGTTATATAATTCTACTAATCTTCCACCCAAAGTGGAGTTATAGCCGTCAAAATAACTATTATAATATTCAATCCAATATTTTTCTCTTTCATCTAATTTTTCCTTTTCTACTTCTTCTATCATTTCAAAAGAAAAATTTTCGATACCATATTTTTTAAAAGCTTTATATAAAACGATTTGAGAGAAATACTCTTTATTATAATTTAGCCGATGCTGACGAAACCTTTCTTCATAATTCTTAATTGTCTGTCCAACATAGACTTTTCCATTAATTTTATTTGTAATTTTATAAATGTATCCCATAATAAACACCTCTTTAATTGTTTAAATAATAGTCTACTATGAGAGTCTTTGCACTTCGGATGGCGGTCATCTCCACCCTACTCTACTTAGTTATTCATAACAATATTACTATTGCTATTATCCTTTCGATAGTCGATGCACCTTCAACTCCCATATTGTTTCTCCAATATGGAAGTAGCTTGGCACAGGGTTGTCTTTAACATTTTCGGCATTAAAAGATTCCCCTGTTAGCTGATTTACTATTTGTCATTTCCTACAAATCCTAAGCGTTAAATCAACACCTTAGACCACAAGTTCACAAAGTTGTTTTCTTCTATATTACTATAAAAGGGAGACTTTTAAACTATAAATTAAGTTAATCTCCAATGTTGTAAGTTATATTGTAAGGGGTTGACTTGTACAATATCTAACAAATAACAAGATAAAAAGCCAGATGCTGAACCTCTGCCAGGAGGCATTATACTTTCTGCATCCCAAAAGATATCCACTACCTCTTTAAAAGTATTAAAGTAACTAGCAATTGTTACATCACTTTTTTCAGATAAATATTCTAATATATCGGCTTCTGTTTCTAACCTATCTAATGTAACATCACTTTCTAATTTTTTTTCGTATAAACTATCTAGGCAACTATTAACCCAGTACCTTTTTTGAATATTGTCACTATCTAAATATTTTCTTAAAGTTTTTTGTTGAACACTAGGGTAATTGCCAATATCAAATATTTTTATGTCATTGAACTCTGGAATAATTGGGGCTTTAAAAATACTATATTCTCCAATTTTTTCGGCAAGTGATAAAGAGTTTCTAAAAAACTCTTCAACTCTATCTTCATTACAAACATTAAATAAGTTTTGTTTTATTTCGTTATCTGTCTGTAAATAAGCATAGCGATAAAATTTATCGGTTTCTCTATCCTTACCTTTGTTAGAGTTAAGAAAAGCTGAATGTGCACGCCTATTCTCTGGTCTGAGATAATGGGCGTCAGAGCCAACAACACATTTTAAACCTTTAAAGTCGGCAAAGTTTAAAAGGATTTGATTTACTACGGTTTGTTCCTCTGTTTCTGCTGGCGATAACTCTATATAAAAATCATCACCAAAGATAGAAACCATTTCATCAGTAAAAGCTATCATTTCTTGTTTTACTTTGCTTTCCAATTCTTTGTCTTTCGTTTTTGATACCTTGGATAAAGACAAAGCTCTGTTTTGCATATAACCCCCTAAACAGGCGGTACAAGCTATCACTTCACCCTTATAATCTTCCATTACTCCTTGCAATTCTTTTATGGTTGTAGGTACACGTTCCATTTTGCCTGTTTTCCAACCTTGTAGATTAGCAAGACTGGATAGTATAGAAAGTGCGTGATAACCTCTTAAACTTTTTGCTATAAGAATAAAATGAAAATATTTTTCAATATTTTCTCTGTCCTCAACTAAATAAATCTCATTACCTAAAGCAACTTTAAATTCCTTAGGCAATTCGCCCTTCTCTTTTAATTCTTTCTCTAATCTAAATAATCTCGGAGCACTGGCTAGGCTTTCATGGTCTGTTATTGCTAAACCAGATAAACCCATCTCATTTGCTTTTAATAGCAGTTTGTCTATTTTATTTGTACTATCCAATAAACGTTTATTGGAAAATTCGGTATGTGTGTGTGTTTCAAATCTCATTATATACCTTCTTTCTTTATTTAATATAGTAATTATAACACATTTCTGTTAATTTGTCAAATGATAAAAAATTCTTCCTCTGAAGGCTTTTTCTCAATTATTTGCAATTCATATTGCTTTATATTCAGTTGTTTTTTAATTTTATTGTTCCAAAAATTAATGGACGGTTCACAAATTGCCGTTAATTTGCCAACTTTACAAGTATCAATTAAGTCAGCGAAATCCTTATCCATAAATTTTAACACTGAAAAATAATCAAAAGTAATTTCTGATGTATCTTTTTTTGAACCTTTTATCCTTATATCTCTGGCATTTATATTTAATTCTATAGCAATTTCTGGTTTTGGGTTGCCCTTTCCATACATATCATCATTTGCCCCTAAATTTTCTATAAGAATATCTATATCTTCATCTTCATTACCTCTTATAAAATCAACATAATAAACAGTATTATTTTTTAATTCTACCATATCATTATTTATTTTTTCTATTAATATAGAAATATTTTCTTCATTTATAGAGACTCCAAAGGCACTTCCATGCCCTTGTGCATAATTAACAAGACCACTTTCGTTTAAATAATCTTTTAAATTTTCTATAGGGTGACCTTCACAATTTCTTGCCGAACCTTGTAGTCCATTCTTTGTTTTTACTAAATATAGAACAGGCTTTTTAAAGTGTGCAGTGAGGTTCATAGCAATTAAACCATTAACTGCTTTTTCATCTTCATCTTTTAGAACTTTTTGGCAGATAATTATTTCATTTTTATCTTGACCTTCTTTTTCTATTTCTTTTAATGCCTTAGTAAAACATCTTTTCACCACCCTATCTTGAACATTTTTTGTTTTAATGGTTTCTTCAACCATTTCTTCAGCTAAGGTTTGATATCTAGTGTTAACTATTTTTGTTCCTTCATTTTCAAGCATTGAAGTAAACAGCTTTTCTTTTTGTTCCTTTGTTCCAAATCTTATTAAACTATTGATAAGTGGAGCAATATAAAAAGATATTCCTTGAGGGTTCACATCTTCGCCAACTAAACATGATTGTTTTAATATAGCTGATTTTAAAAAGGGGTTGTTAAACTCTTTTAATCCTTTTGTAATTATCCATCTATTTTCTAAAGTTGTAATATCCAATATATCACTTACAATAGAAGTTGCCGCCAAATCATAATAGAAATTACTATAATTTACATTAAATTTTGTATCTAAGTATTGTACAAATTTTAAAACAACACCCCCTCCAGAAAGGGCTTTATTTGGATAATCATCTAATTGAGGATTTACAATAGCAATACAATCATTATCTTCCAATTCTTTTTCACTTTCATGATGGTCTAGTATTATTAAGTCTATAGAATTGTTATAGAGTTTTTCCTGTTCTTCTATATCATTTGTTCCTGCGTCTGGAACTATTACCAAATTGCAATAGTTTTTTATAAAAAAGTTTACACTATCTTTAAGTCCATGCTCTTTTCCTTCGTGAACAAAGAATACATAGTTTAAATCTTTGTTTATTTTTAAAAGATAATTTAATAATATTGATGCCGAACAAAAGCCATCAGCATCACTATCAACTAAAAAGCCAATCTTTTTATCTAAATTATTTTTTAATATTTGATATGCTTTTTCTATGTTATTTAGTAAGATTGAGCTATGTTCATTGCTTTCTGTTGGATTGTAGTATTTATCCCAATTTTCCTCGTTTGTAATTCCTCTAGCAAGAACTAACTCTTTAAAATAGTTCTTGAATTGCCTAATATTCTTGGCTTCTTCTTTTAATTTAATATTCATTTTTATAATTCCTTTCAATTTTTATTATATTTATATTATAGCATATTTATTATGAAAAGTCAATACGTTTACTATATAATTTTTTAAATGTTTCTGCCCCTTTATCAATTGGTGCATCTTTATTTTCTAAAAGATTTTGGCTATCCCAAATAAAACTTGTTTTAACGAATTTGCCCGCTTTTCTTGCTTCTTTTTCGTATTTTTCAAATAGTTTATTTTGTTTTTTATAGTCGTTATTTTCATAATCTCTATCGAAACAAAGAACTATTTCTCTTAAATTTGGAATTTTTAATAGTAAATTTAATTGCCATTCTCCCAATTGATTATTACAAGTGGCAACTGAATTATTAAAATTAAAAAAAGAACCCATCTTCATAACGCTTTTTTCTGCCTCAAAAACAAAAACCGTACCAGTTTTTGAAATATCTTCCTTATTAAAGTTTAAACCGTATAAATTTAGTCTTAAAGGATGATTGAACTTTTTATCACCTATAATAAAAGGACAATATTTTGCATGAGCATCAGCGTCTAAATTTCTAACTCTTATACCAATTAATCTACCATCTATATCATAATGTGGAATAATAATTTGATTATCAGGACGATAGAAAGAAATTTGAAATTTTTCTATCATCTCTTTACTTATTCCTTCCATTTGCCACTCAAAAATCTCATCTTTTTCAAAGCAATTTAATATACTTTGATTATGTTCTTTTAATATTTGTGGTTTTATAATTTTTTTTACGGTTGGAATGTCAAAAATAATAGTTTCCTTTTTGTCTGAATTTCTAACACTTTTATTTAAAATCTTTTCTACTAATTGAATGGCTTTATGAAAATTATAATCTTCATTATAAAGCTTTCTATTTTTAATTATAACATCATAAATAGAAAGATTTTCACTACAACCAGTATAACAATGGAAATAACCGCTATCGTCAAAAAAATGTAGTTTTAAAGAACCGCCACTCTTATTATGACAAATAGTGTTGGTTTCCATATGTTCTCTTCTATCAACAAAAATTTCAGCACCAAGA